ACGAAAAACGAAATCCGCAAGCTGCAGGTTTCGGGTTTCTATCGCGATGTGGACTTGGGTGAGCCCACAACAATTCACAGCGACATCGAGAAGAAAAAAGCCGAAGACCAAGGCTTCTCTTTGACCGATGATGACCGCTACCAAATTCTTGAAATCCACGTCGATTACGACCTGCCGGGCTTTGAAGATGCCGATGGAATTGCACTGCCATACGTGGTCGCCATCGACCGCGCAACGCAAAAAGTTTTGTCGATCCGCCGCAATTGGAAGCAAGACGACGAGCTGTACGCAAAGCGCAATCACTTCGCTCAGTACACCTACATCCCCGGCTTCGGTGTCTATGGCCTTGGCCTGATTCACATCATCGGTGGCTACGCACGCGCTGGCACTTCGATCATTCGCCAGCTGGTTGACGCTGGCACACTGAGCAACTTGCCCGGTGGCTTGAAGGCTCGTGGCCTGCGCATCAAAGGTGATGACACACCAATCGCACCCGGCGAGTTCCGCGACGTTGATGTGGCCAGCGGCACTGTTCGCGACAACATCATGCCGCTGCCATACAAGGAGCCAAGTCAGGTTCTGATGGCGCTGCTCAATCAGATCACAGAAGAGGCTCGCCGCCTTGGCTCCGTGGCTGATATGAAGGTCAGCGACATGAGCGCCAATGCGCCAGTGGGCACAACGCTGGCCATCCTTGAGCGCCAGCTGAAGACCATGTCGGCCGTGCAGGCTCGCGTGCACTTCTCGATGAAAGAAGAGTTCAAGCTCCTAAAAGACATCATCCGAGACAACGCGCCAACAAGCTACGACTACGACCCAATTGGTGGTGATCGCAAGCTCAAGCAATCCGACTACGACGTGGTCAACGTGATCCCTGTGTCCGATCCAAACAGCGCCACAATGGCGCAGCGGATCATGCAGTATCAGGCCGTGATTCAGCTGTCGCAAACCGCGCCACAGATTTACGACTTGCCACAGTTGCACCGTCAAATGATCGAAGTGCTCGGCATCAAAAATGGCGAGAAGCTGATCCCGCTGGACGAAGATCAAAAGCCAAAAGACCCTGTGTTTGAGAACATGGCCGTCATCAACATGAAGCCGGTCAAAGCGTTCCAGTATCAGGATCATCAAGCGCACATTCAGGTGCACATGTCGGCTATGCAGGACCCAGTCATCATGAAGATGGTTGGCCAAAACCCACAGGCACAAGCCATGCAGGCTGCCATGATGGCTCACATTGCAGAGCACACTGCGTTTGCTTATCGCCAGCGCATCGAGCAGCAGCTCGGCATCGCTTTGCCACCAGAGGGCGAGGACCTGCCACCACAAGTTGAGATCGCTCTGTCGGGCATGATGGCTCAAGCCGCGCAGCAGGTGCTGCAGCAGAACCAAGCACAAGCCGCGCAGGAGCAGGCACAGCAGCAAGCTCAAGACCCCGTGTTGCAGCTGCAGCAGGAAGAGCTGAAGCTCAAAGCCAAAGAGGTAGACATCAAAGAGAAGAAGGTGCAGATCGACGCAGCCGCTCGCGCAGACGAGCTGGAGCTGAAGAGACAGGAACTGGAAGGCAAGATGGAACTCGACGGCTTCAAGGCTGGCCAGCAAGCTCAGCAGGCGGAGAAGAAGCTGCAGGCAGAGCAAGAGCGCGAAGGCGTCCGCATCGGTGTGGACATTGCCAAGAGCCGCGATGCTGCTCGCAACCAAGCAAAAAGAGGTGAATGATGGATGAACGAGTCTTTGACCTGCTAAAGTCCAAAATTGAAGATCATCGGAAACGAGTTGTAGAGAGTCTGGGTGATGGCGTAGCTAAAGACTACGCTGATTACCAGAACAAGTGCGGGGTTGCTCTGGGTCTGTTGACCGCACTTGCTGAAATCAACGACCTTGCGCAAAAAATGAAAGACTACGATGAGTGATTTTGATGTTTCGGCGGTTGACCTTACCGGCGTTCTGAATAAGAGCGAAGAGGAAAAGGCCAAACAAGTTCCCGATCCAGTGACGTACCACCTTCTGTGCATCCTCCCAGAAGCCAACGAAGAGTACGAAGGCGGACTGATTAAGTCCAGCCAGACAATCCACTTTGAAGAACTCTTGTCCCCTGTGCTATTCGTAGCAAAGATGGGTCCAGATGCATTCAAAGACGAGAAGCGCTTCCCCAGCGGCCCCAGCTGCCAAGTTGGCGACTTCATCTTGGTTCGTCCAAACACCGGCACACGCATGAAAATTCACGGCCGCGAATTCCGAATCATCAACGATGACTCGGTTGAAGCTGTTGTGCAAGACCCACGCGGCGTGCAACGAGTTTAAGGAGCAGCCATGACAGTTGAAAAAACAGAGTTCGAGTTTCCAGATGAGATCACCGAGAATCCGCGTGCTGGCGGCAAGGTGGTTGATCCTGAAGTCGAGGTCAAGGCCAACGAAGTTGACATTGAAGTTGTGGACGACACACCAGTTGCCGACCGCAATCGCAAGCCAATGGAAGAGCCGCCCAAAGACATGGGTGATGAGGAGCTTGCCAAGTACGACGAGAGCGTGCGCAAGCGTATTCAGCACTTCACCAAGGGCTACCATGAAGAACGTCGCGCCAAAGAGGCTGCTCAGCGCGAAAAGGATGAGGCTGTTCGCATAGCCCAATCCATCATCGAAGAGAACAAGAAGCTTCGAGGCACCCTTCATGAGGGCCAAGGCGCTTACATTGAACAGGCCAAGCTTGTAGCTGCAAATGACCTCGAAAAGGCCAAACGCCAGTACAAAACAGCCTACGAATCGGGTGATTCTGATGCTCTGGTTGATGCCCAAGAGGCACTTACCATGGCAAAACTTCATGCCGAGCGTGTAAATAACTACACCCCACCTCCTTTACAGGAGCGGGAAATTGAGGTAAAAACTCAAGCACAGAAGGAACCAGCAAACGAAATTGATCCAAAACTCTCAGAGTGGCAAGATAAGAACTCTTGGTTTGGGACCAATCAAAAAATGACGGCTTACGCTCTTGGCCTTCATTCGGAGCTGGTTTCTGAAGGTATCCAAGTTGGCAGCGACGAGTACTACGACCGTATTGACGCTGACATGAGGAACCGCTTCTCGGATTCTTTCGAGCCGAAGAAGCAGGTGGATGCGCAAACTCCATCTAAACAATCGAATGTTGTCGCACCAGCAACACGTAGTACTGCGCCCCGCAAGGTCGTACTTACCAAAACGCAGGTCGATCTCGCCAAGCGGCTGGGTGTTCCGTTGGAACTCTATGCTCGTAAGGTTGCGGAAGAAATGAGGAAATAAAAATGGCTGAACAGAATCGTGATAAACGTGAACTTGATACGCGAGCAAAGGCAGAGCGTCCCACCAAATGGATGCCTCCACAGCTTCTTCCCGACCCTCATCCAGAGCCGGGTTATGCGTTCCGCTGGATTCGCATCAGCACGTTGAACAACGCTGATCCGTTGAATATTTCGTCAAAGCTCCGCGAAGGCTGGGAACCCGTCAAGGCTTCTGAGCATCCAGAGATTCGTTTGTTTGGTTCTGCGACAGACAGTCGCTTTCCAGACGCCGTTGAAGTGGGTGGTCTTTTGCTCTGTAAAACCCCTGCTGAGTTTGTGGACCAGCGTAATGCGTATTACAGCCAGCAGGCTGAGTCGCAGATGCAGTCTGTGGACAACAGCTATATGCGTGAAAATGATCCGCGTATGCCTCTTTTCAAAGAGCGGTCTACCAAGGTCACTTTCGGTAAAGGTACTTAAATTTTTTGGAGTTTTCCATGGCAACTACCGCCTCCCCCTACGGTCTGAAAGCCGTAAACCGTAACGACGGCATGCCTTATGCTGGCGCTACATCGCAGTTCCTGATTAACCCAGCTGGCACCGGCACCAACTTGTTCTACGGTCAAGTTGTGATTCTGGATGCTGACGGTTACATCGCTCTGTCCACCGCCACTGGCGCTGACTTGACTACCAACAACCTCGGCGGTTCAAGCCTTGGCGCTATTGGTGTGTTCGTTGGCTGCTCGTACATCAACGCACAAGGTCAACAGATCTACGCTCAGTACTACCCCTCCGGCACAACCGGCGTGGTGACTGCATACGTGGTGACCGATGACAGCGTGACTTTCCAAGCTCAGCTGGATGGCTCCGCCACTCAAGCTGTATTGGGCGCAAACACTTTCTTTGCCGCCGTTCAGTCCACCTCTACAGGTTCTACCCGTACAGGTAACTCGACCAGCGCATTGGATGCCACCGTTCAAACAGCCGCTGCTGCGTTCAAAATCATTGGCTTTGCATCTCCTGTGACTGACGCTTACCCAGACGTTCTGGTTAAGTTCAATCCCGGCGCACACGCCTTCTCTAACGCCGTCGGCATCTAAGGAGTAACTTACCATGGCTATTTCACGCGCACAACTGCTCAAAGAACTGCTCCCCGGCCTGAACGCTTTGTTCGGCATGGAGTACGCACGCTACGGCGAGCAGCACAAAGAAATCTACGAAACCGAGACATCGGAGCGTAGCTTTGAAGAAGAAACCAAGCTGTCTGGCTTCCAAGCTGCACCAGTCAAGAACGAAGGCTCCGCCATCGCTTATGACAATGCACAAGAAGCATGGACCGCTCGCTACACACACGAGACAATCGCCCAAGGCTTCTCCATTACGGAAGAAGCTGTGGAAGATAACTTGTATGACAGCTTGTCCAGCCGCTACACCAAGGCCTTAGCCCGTGCAATGGCTTACACCAAGCAAGTTAAAGCTGCAGCGATTCTGAACCAAGGCTTCACTGGCTCCGGCAACCCCACCTATGGTGACGGTCAAGTCCTGTTCTCGACAGCTCACCCACTGGTCTCCGGTGGCGTGAACAGCAACCGTCCAGCCACTGCTGCCGACCTGAACGAAACATCGTTGGAAAACGCTGTTATTCAGATCGCTGCTTGGACAGACGAACGCGGCCTGTTGATCGCAGCCAAGCCAAAGAAGTTGGTTGTTCCTCCAGCGCTGCAATTCGTTGCAACCCGCCTGTTGGAAACTGAACTCCGCGTTGGCACTGCTGACAACGACATCAACGCCATCAAGAACAACGGCTCCATCCCCGGTGGTTACACAGTCAACAACTTCTTGACTGACACCAACGCTTGGTTCCTGTTGACCGACGTGCCTAACGGTCTGAAGCACTTCGTGCGCACCCCGTTGAGCAACTCGATGGACGGCGACTTTGACACCGGCAACGTCCGTTACAAAGCCCGCGAGCGTTATTCGTTCGGTGTGTCCGATCCTTTGGGCATCTACGGCTCCCCCGGCGCTTAATCAGCGTTTGCGGAGAAATGAGAAAGGCCCCTTGTGGGCCTTTTTCTTTTGGGGTATATTGCAGTCACTCCCGGACTTTTCCGGTGTATCTGACGGCTCCGGGCCGACGACATGCAGACAGATACGCCTCAACTCGCATGTGAGGAATCATCATGGCAAATACCACTTTCAAAGGCCCAGCTCG